CGCCTACGCACCCCCTCTTAAAAAGGACCAGTACCTGACCGAACGTGTTGGGTGCATATTGGTTCATGCACTTTCATCACCATTTATGGCTCCAGGGTATCTTTTCAAGGATCTCAGGAACCTCGAACACCGCGTGCGCAAGATGCCCGGACCCATCGACCGGAGTCCGTGGTCTTAGAGAAGAGGACCGCTTGAAACACTAAATGAGCATGTCGGCCCTCTGCAAGGTTTGCCTGTACTACAACTCAGCTGAGAAGACGTGTGTGCGCTCGATCGTGGCCGTCAGTCAGGGCAAGATTCATCACAATTACGCCAAGTTTGTGCGTCTCGACAAGAACCAGTGCGGCCCACAGGGCAAGTGGTACATGGAGGTTATGGGGTCGGATGGCCTCTCGAAGAAGTCGCCAATCGAGGAGCTCTTTGAGTCTTTTGATATTTAGTAGTATGGACAGAATTCATTTTCCCTTCACGGGCAAGATCCCGCACGGCGATTACGAAACCTTCATAAGGAGGGGGTGGCCTCCACGGATCGCGCGTTTATACACTGGGACTTAAAACCACCCAGTGCTTGAAATTTAAGATGGATCCCGAGATCTGGGGGACCTTGCCCCCGGACCTCATTGAACGCATCGCACATTTCGCGGACATTGATTCGAGACGTGCGTTGGGTTTTGGGCCACGCAAGTTGCCCCCGTCGGATTTGAAAATATGGTTTCCGAACATTGGTAAATATTGGAACCAGGTGGGAGATATGCAATGGTTTCAAATTATGGGACCAAGAAAGATACTTCACACTGGAAAGGCTATATGCAACAATGGTGAAGTATATTACTGGCACAACTATGAACTTCTAAAAGAGAAAGAAGTCCGTGGTCTTAAAAGGTCGAGACCTCTTTAAAATTAAATGATATTCACCTGGCTAAACGACGATGAACTTCGCGAAATCGGATGGGAAGAGAAATATATAGATAATGGCCTCGTGGCTCAGGTGGCTGCGTTCTTTTTCGTGAAGGACGAGGGTGACGTGTACAATGTCCGGCGGCACTTTATGCGAGGAACCTACGACTGTGAAGAGAACGTCACGTTCCGTGGCGAGGAATGGGCGGCTCTTATCACGACCTGGATTTAAAGCAGTACGGCCTTGTAAACATAAGATGAACCTCATCGAACGCGTGGCCCATTGGGCCGATATCGACACGCGCCGAGCACTCGGCATCCCTCCAGGGAAGCTTCCCAAGTCCAATTTCACCCACCGGCCCATCGCCCCCACGACCTTCAGATACTTTGCGGCTCTCAAAAAGCTTCTGTACCTCAACTTTGACGAGTCATACGACGTGTTCACGTGGGAGGTTTATGAGGACATCGAGCCGGTGGCGGGTGGCGAGGCGTGGTTCCATGGACCGAACGGGTCACACAGGGGCGTTTGGCGCGGTCTCGATAGATTCATGGAATTTGACAAGAACGGGGGTCACTTCCCGTTCCACTTTGCGGGCGAACCGGAAATCATTTGAAAATACTATTATGTAAGGCGTCGCGGTACGCGATGACCAACTCGTCGTGCTCTCCGTTCATACCCTTGAACCGAAAGCTTGAATCTAAATTCTCTAGGATCGCACGATCCTGCTCGACGATCGCCTTGCCCATGAGCACAAAGAGTGCTGAAGGGACTCCAAAGTTCTGGCTGAACCCCACAAACATCTTCGTCGTGAACTCGTCGAGAGGGCACAGAGTCACGTACGTCATGAGCACCTTATCACCATGGACGACCACGTCACTCCACGTCGTGTACGGGAGTGCGAACGTGTGGAAATTGTGCGTCGTGCTCAGCCCAAACAGTTTGGTCGAGAGGGCTTCGCGATTAGGGACGTAGTCAAACTCAATCGTGTTGCCCCTGTGAATGACGTTCGTCGGGTTCTCACCGGCCGTCCCAAAACCAAGGGGATTCGCGTGGACCCACGACGCGTGGCATGGGTCGATTCCGTTCTCGATGATCATCTGGGCAGACTGCTTGATGGTCGTCTCGAACCACACGGTACTGAACCCGGGCTCGGTGACGTGCGGTACCTCGGGTGGGTCCGGCCCGTCCAGCCCTTTCGGACGGACCCATAAAAGCCCATTCTTATCTTTCTTATCAAAATCAATCTGAAGGAGCTCGGCGCAATCATTTCCCCAAGGCTTGCACAGTTTCTTCTCGGTGTATTTCCATCCATGGTACGGACACTCGACCGAGCCGTCAACGAGTACTTTCCCCCCAGAAAGCGACGCACCCCTGTGCCGACACGCGTCCGACGTGATCTGTACCTCATGATTGCCACCGCGCCACACGACGTAATTACGACCAGAGAGGGTCACCTTGCGTGGCTGGCGACCGAGCGTCGCGGTGCGCGTCAGTGCGATCCAGCCCTCCATCTTACTTTAAAAATGTTTGCTATTTTTAAATGGACTATTACACTCTGCTCTTCTGGATCGGATTTCTGACCCTGCTCATCATTCACGCCCAGATGTACAAGGTGAACATGCGTCACTCGGTCGTCGCAATCACCGGCGCCTTGGCGATGTTCGTTGGATCCAAGATCGGCCGCGAATTTCTAGGTATCAATTAATGAAGAGCTGTCAGAGGGCCGGGCCTAAAAACAAAAAATGTGTCAGGACCTCTAACAAAAAGGTTTTCAGCCTCCCGCGAAAGTTCTCCAAGCTCGCGTGTCTCCGGAGCTTTATAAAAGGGTTTACGATGCGCGCGAGTTGTGCACCGTGGAAGAAGTGAAAAGTGGATATTTTTATATAACGATAATTTATGGACCAGTTGAGCAACCTGGTAAACCGGTACAAGGCGGCCAACGCCGCCAACAGACCCGCTATATTTACACAGATACAGGCCCTGCTACGCCGAATAAAGAACCAGAATGGTGAGCAGGCCATGCAGGAGTTGCAGCTCGCCATGCGTCGCAAGCTCAGACCAGAGGGCTCACCCGGCCGCGAGCAGCCCCCGGGTCGTGATGGCTGTTGGTTCCTTTCCATACTTAATGGGTTCCTACTCGGGTACAGAGCCAAACAACTTTTGAAGCAGCGACTCGCTCAGTACAAGTCGACACACTTGGCCCAGTTTCAGAGAAACATAGGGGCCGTGGGTCCCGTGTGCCCCATGCCCGGAAAGTTGAACTCGGGCCTCTTTTGGTCTTATCTGAATACGCGGCTTCAGACTGGTTCACGTGCGGTAAATAGAGCAGTCAACCAGGACAGGCTCATTTCTAACCTAAGTTTGAGAGGACCGGGAAACAACTTCGGAGGCGGTACCACATCAGATCTCAAAAAATTCATAAAAGATTTGTGGCCAGAATTTGAGACTTCCGCCTCGCCCATCATAGTGATGCGCTATCGCCCCCAGTGGGGAGAGGGCGTGCCGGCCATGATCAGGCAAGAGTCGGGGCTTTACCGAGTAAGTCATGCGTTTATACATATTAGTAGAATGGGTGGTAACCACGTCATCACGGGATACGTAAAACAGGACGGAACCCAGATGGTGTATGATTCAAACGATATCAACGGCTTCCGGTGCGAGTGGAGGACGAACTGGAAATGCATAGCCGAATATCTCGCTTCTAAATATAAGGGAGCTCACAAGAGTACTGTCCGAATTTACTATGATGTCGTCTACGTAAGGTCCGACGCGATGAATTCGGGCGCGCCCGAAAACAACATCCCGTACATGTGGCCCCCATTGAGCCACCTGCCCATAGAAGGGGGGCACCGACAAACGTACAATAAATTCAGGGCCCTCGAGCCTAACAGGTTCGGACCCCGCGTGTCACCTAATAGAGGTGGGCCAAAACGCAAACAGAATTCAACTGGCACTGCGCGGACGAGGGCCCGTGTCTAAAAACGTGTCATGTGTACACGAGGGTTCAGGACGCGACGGCCCTTTCACATAAACACATGGCGGCCACATTCTCATCCGTCCCTATCAAGTACGCGCCTAAGCGCAAGTTCCTTGAATTCGCCAAGCCCACATGGCACAACAAGCTTGGCGAATTCAGTGATCCGGATGTCCTGAGCTGGATCAACCGTCTTTATCAGGACAAGGCCTTCCCTACCCGGGCCGACTTTAACAAGGCTTACGACGCCGCCCTAGACATGGGCGTGATGCCGAGCCAAATGGTCTCGTGGCGCAACAAGACCATGGTCCTGAACAAAGAGGACGTGGCTAATTTTGTGGAGGAGTTTGGCGGCGGGGCGTTCTGCGGTTCGGAGACGGCCGCGGGGAAGCTCGTGGCGAAGATGCAGGCCGCTTTGGAGACGGGCGAGAAGGTGATCTTTGTATGTTGAACCGCACGTCCGACCCTATCCCTATGGGTCTGAACCCCATTTTGTTATAAAATGCACGGGCCTCGGGCACCGACTCGAGAGTCACGGTCTTTAGTCCCCGTTGGCGTGCATTGTTGATTATACGCTCCATGAGTACCCGGCCTATTCCCCTTCCCTTGTTCGTGCCTATGAGGCGGATGCGGACGTCACCTTTTAGGTTTCTGTGATTCTTGTTTATCAGAGCAAAGCCCACCAACTGACCACTCGTGTTCGTCACGGTGTAATGTCTGTTGCTGAATTTGTACGCCTCCCTGAACCAGTTCCTATTGATGGTTTCACGCACGAGACTACGGGCGTTCTTCCGTAGGCTCTTGTTTAGGAGTTTGTTGGGACCCAACACGGCCAAGTTGTTCATTTCCCTACATTTAGCCGAGAAAGTTTTCGAAGTATATTAACGGCTTGATTTTCAGGAAGGGTCAGAATGGCGTTCCTCTGTGCATTGGTGAGTTTCAAATTCAGGTTGGCCAGTGTTTTATGGATGCTTATGCGCCCGCTTGGTGTCCGGCTCCACGTGATTCGTGAATTATTCGGAGAAGCGGTCGAGTGTTTGAATCCTCCCATGATTCCAAGGGCGGCCTCGCGCGCAAGCGTCGCAGGGGACCGCAGTTGGGCCGTCTTCTGGGGGCTCGTTTTGGGCGGGCTTTTTCTACGCGGTGGGGAGGTTGGGCCACCCCTCGGATCCAACTGAAACTGCGCGAAATTCGCAAGGGCGCGAGCCTTTTCCTTTTCCAGACCCTTTTCACGGAACGCACGGAGAAGAGGGCTCGCCCGGCGGCGGAATTGTGAACGCAGCTGTCGGGCCGCGAGTTCTTCACGGATGGCCTGTTTGTACGTCCCACCACGCCTCTGTGAAGCGCCCCATATCTCGGCGTTTATCACGCGAAAACGGTTAGCCAATTCGTTGCGGCGGGGGTCGTTGTTGGCAAGGGCTCTCCACCGCTGAGCTATATTTTTCTGATTCTTTTCGAGCTTTTCTATTTTGTGAAGGGTACTGATGATGTTTCTCCGGCGCGTAGGACTCATCGGGGGCTGAGCCCGGCCCGTTCCAAAGTTCAAACGACGCACGGCACTCATGAGTTGGTACTATCTAGGTGGAATTTCTTTTCGAGGTTGAGCATCCGGGTCACACGCGCCTTGGCCCGACGCAAGCGGTCGCACTCCTCGGCCGCCTCCTCCATCTCGAGCTCGATGCGCAGAGGCGCGATGAGCTGGCGGAGCTCGTCGGCACGGGTCTTGGCGGCCCGGACCTTGGGTGGGTTCTTCTTGTAGTCGGTCCAGGCCTTCTTGCACTCCCTGTGCTGCTCGAGGTAACACTCCATCTCACCCTTGTTGAGCTCGAGGTCGCACTCGAATTCAGCCATGGACGCCTCGTGTGCCGTGAGCTTCTCCGCGTCACTCAGCCGGCCGTACCGACGAAGCGCCGCGGGCATGTAATCATCGCACGCCACGTGGAGACCCGCCGCCGTCCCGGGAAACTCATCACGGACCATGTCGAGCTCGCGGTGCGCCTCACCCTCAAAGTAGTCGAGGACCGACTGACGCGCCGAGGGCCACGGTGGGTAGTCCTCATAGTCGTCCTTGCGAGCGCGCCACTTGCACCCGTCTGCGCAGTACACGTAGCCGTTGGCGTCGAGAGCGAAGCACACGCCCCAGCCCATTGAGTAGATATCGTCGCGTCTCTTTAGCTTAGACATTAACCTCCTGGTAAATCATATGTACGAGATCCTCCCCGGTCTGTACTTGGCGTCCTTCAACGACGTCAGACAGAGGGGGGCGGAAGCCCAAGAGTACTTTATCATCAACTGTTCACGGGACTTGCCGATGCTCAGCCCCACCGGAGTCCGTCTGGCAATCGACGACGCGCCCCAAGAGAATGAGCGGATGCTCGGCTTTTTCCCACGTGCGACTCAGCTCATCCGCCGCAAGCTCCGCGAGGGAGACGAGGTCATCGTCCACTGTTGGGCCGGGCAGCAGCGCAGTGCGGCCGTCATGGCCGCGTACCTCATGAAGTACGCTCACATGTCAAAGGATCACGCCATGAGATTCATACGACGCCAGAAGCCGGACGCGTTCTCATGGGGCGCGACGTTCGACCCGGCCCTCGAGGACTGGGAGAATAATATGGTCTAAAATTAATGACCAAGTGGCCCACCCGATACTTTGCGGGGCTGAGCCCGGTCATGAAGCGTCAGCGCGAGAAGGAGCTCTTGAAGCGCAGACGCACGGGCTCTTTCAAGTTGGGCCCGAGTAACGCGGCCGCCAAGCCCCGTAGGTCCCGGTGGACCGGCCTCTTTCACAAGGTTTACCCGGGTCTCAAGTTTAATAAAAATTTAATTTCAAAAAAAACTAAAATTCCTAAAAAGAACTTGAACACCGTCTATGACCGGGGGCGGCGCGCGTGGCAGACGGGCGGGTCCCGTCCGGGTATGACGGCCGACCAATGGGGTGTTGCGCGCGTATACAAATTTGTGATGGTTTCCAAGGGAAAGGCTCCCAAGGCCTGGTACGCCAAGCGGCCAGACCCTGACGCAAACTTGCGGAAGCGAGGGTCTTCTTGATCAAGAAGTTTTGCGAGACCCATTATTGTTTCTATATGTGACCCGAATGTGCCCTTTGTTCGTGTACCCGTTCATGGTGTACACACCAGGAGCCAAAGTAACCTCGCTCTCATATGTGGAGCCTGTAAAACGCTCCCTGTTTATGGCTGGGTACTTTCCAGGTGGAAGTACGATTAACTTTCCGTTATATGATGCAAAGTTCCGTGCAACATTCCTATTTTTCGAGAATGATGAAAACGATGTGTTTATGAGTTGACCATTATTCAATAGTTTTTGAGCCAGGTTGGGACGAAGACCGCGGTACAAAGGGGCATTCACGCGTACGGGGAACACGTGCATACGACGTTTGATAGCTGATGTATGTGTCGGGAGTTCTCCCCGACGTATAGCCCCATAATTACTCAATATAAAATTCCTATACTTTCTCCGTGTGTACTTTTTCGTCACGATACGCTTAATAGTTCGGGCTGCCTGTCTCGTTCGGGGACTCCATGAGCTTGGGCTCCTAGCCGGCGTTCTTGTCCGATTGACGGCCGACGGGCTCCGGTTCCGAGGCGTGTTTGCCGAGGGACTCATATATCATTTACGCGGGTTTTTAACCAGAACCTACGTAGCCGCGCGCGGTCTTGACGCGTCTGGCTGAGCGCAAGGGGGAGGGTGAGCGGCCACGCTTCACCCTAAAGTTGGCGACCGGGACCCATCGCAGGTTATTGAGCTCGCGCAGAACCCCAGCCATCAAGGCCCGCCCCGTACGTGCACGGGCCGCTGCAAACTTGTTGCTCGCGTGGGCCAGAGCCGCCCTTTGCGCGTTTCTACGGTTGCCGGTGGCCCGCGCCTGTCGACGCGCATGCGTCTTGCGGGCGACGCTACGAGCACGCTCCAGTGCGTTGTTCACGTTGGCGTTCCCGTGCACATTCTTCAGGTTTCTAATCTTGTTGTTGATTTCGACCAGGCGCCACTGCCCCTCGTTATTACGTGACGCAATCTCTTCCCGCGCTATATTCAGGGCATTTTCCACGAGTGACGGCATGTTGATATAATATTCTCTACATAAATTAAATGCCCAATAAAGGCAACTATATGAACCTTGCGTTCGCAGCGGCCCAGCACGCTAACAATATCTATCAGCTACAGACCCGTCTGAATAACGCGTCGCCGGCCCAGGCGGAGAGCGTCATCAGATACTGGGGCGGGAAGATTGCGCGAGACTCGAACAATATCAATAGACGGGCGGAGCGTTTGGGACTTGCTGTGAACAGATATCGCAAGGGAACGCGTGAATATTACACCACGCTCGTCAACCTCGCGATGAACAAGACGCGCAATTAGATGTGCGTCTCGAGGTACCTCAGGGCCCCGTGCGTATCCTTGCGGGCCAGGAGCTCCTTGAGCCGGTTCATCTGGGCCATGAACTGCTTCGCTCCCACAGACTTTAGGTAGTTGTGCCAATAAGCCTCGGCCCAACTGACTTGCGCATTGTAAGCGACGGCATTAAACTTGACGTCGCTTGCAATCCGGACCGCCTTGCGGGCGTTGCGAAGGTATTCACGCTGGATAGAGGCGTTCATTTTTGGTGGTGGGGTCATGAGGTACCGGGACCCTCACGGACCCACAACGTGCTTTTCACGAGTCCTCCTTGCGTCCCAAAAAATATTCATCGAGTTCCCGGACGAGACGAAGGCCCGGGCGCGTTAGGGCCACTTGCCCTTCACTTGTCATGCGCACGTCCTTGAACGGATCAAAATTGTTCCGTGTGAGAATTTCCCAACGTTCCTTGTACCGCCGGTTCTCAAACGAGCCGTGCCAGTGGTGCAGGATGGTCCCAGGGACCCACGAGATGCGCAGACCCGTGCACATCCTTTGGTACTCTTCTAAAAGAGCCTTGTAGTTTGGGTGTATATTTCCAGGGGCGCTTTGAAGCGCGCGCCCGGCCAACGCCATGGCCATGTGCCGATCACCAGATCCTAGGATCGCCCAATCGATGAGTCCATCCATCTGGGTCCAGGCCTGCTTCGTGCATGCCCACGCGTACCCCGGGTGCCAATGCCCGTACCGGTCGTTCGGGACCCACGGCGTCCCGCTCGCCTTGTGCATATAGGCGAAAGATTTGTCAATTTTTAGAGCTTCGCAATTCGGGCCGAAATTGACCGCCGTCTGCCACATCTGCACGACGTCCGCCGACGTGCCGAGCGCCTTGATCGTGTCTCTGACCCAGTTGGCGTTCAGGAACGTGAGGTCGGCATCGACCCACGCCACATATTGCCAATCCGTGGGCAGTTGGTTAACCGCCAGGTTGATGAGGTTCTCCTTGAGCCATACTCTGTTCTGTGTGGGAAACTTCAGGTGGCGCCAAACTGGCAGGCGGCAGGGAAGGGGGCACGGCCCGACTGCCTCGCTCACGACCACCCGGATGCCGCACCTCCACTTGAGCCAATCTACAAATTTTATAAAAAGTTCTCGGCGGCGCTTGAACCCACAAAAGTTGAAGTAGGGGAGGACCACGTAGAGGATGGGCCTGGGCTTGAAGAGGCAGGGGCCCATCTACTTATTGCCAATTATTAATTTCATATTCGGCTGTGTTGGCCATGAGGCACACCTCCCAGATCGAGCCGACGGTCGGGCACCAATCCACTGGGTCGGCCCGTCCCGGATTGAAGTGGACCGGGTGCCAGTTTGGCAGCCACCGGGCCGTCGTCAGGTTTGTGAGTGAGTCGTCGACGAATATGTGCGTATGGTGTTTGGCAAAATTCGTGTAGGCGGTCGCCTCGGGCTTGATCGGCGACTCTACTATGTTACTACCCGGGCACACCACGTAAACCTGATCACTTATGGCATGTGCCACCTCACCTGCCCACTCGATAGGCGAGTTTGTGAAGAGGGTCACACGCCACCCATTCTTGGTCAGCTCGTGAATATCTTTGGCCTCTCGCTGAAACCGTGTGCTGCTCAGCACCTCCCACAGGCGGTCGAGTACAGGCCGGTCATACACCTCCCTGTTGAAATCGCTCGTGTCGATTCCGAAGCTGTTTTGTAGGCCCCGGGCCGTGTGACCCGCAGTGGAGTACAGGAGCTTGTTCGTATAGGCTGGATCCTTGCAGTCCGGAAGCTTCTTGGCCACGTAGCGAACACAGTTGTGCCGGACGTGGGCGAGCAGACGGCGATCTCTGATCAAAACGCCGTCGATGTCGAGCACGAGGGACTTGAACGCCATTTTACAGAATGCGACGTGTTCTTTTAACGTCTCAACATCGCCGACGCAATAAGGTTGCGAATTTCAATTGGAACGGTTGCGGTGCGACTTCCGGTCCGGACGTTCATGTTGCGCAGCTGACCACGCATCGCACTCATGCGAGGGCGCACAAGGAATCGGCGTGCCGCACTGCGAACACGTGTATTAACGCGCCCCTGAAGGGGACGGTTAGGGCGGCGATTATTAGCCGCCTGAAGGTTCAGATACTTGTGGTAGTAAGGGGCGATTTCACGCTGAGTCATGCCGACCTCGCGCGCGATATTCCGCCGCATATTCATTTCACGCAGAACTGCGGCGCCATTATACGCGTTGTTGTTACCAGCGCCATAAAGCGCACCCTGTCTATTCATAGAATTCTTGAGACGCTTGAGATGGTTGATCGTCAGACGGGGGTGGCCCGGTCGGGCGTTCGGCAAGCGAATGATCGGAGGCATTTATAATTATACATATTTTTTTTGATAAAGCCTCGGGACCCTGAAAATGCAGAATGGCCCTCAATGTCACCAAGTTGGTTCCTCATGCAACTCTCCCTGCGCGCGCCACACCTGGTGCCGCTGGCTACGATCTCTTCAGTATTGACAACTACGTTGTGCTACCGGGCCGTCGGGTCGTCGTCTCGACCGGCATCTCCGTCTCTCTCCCCCCAGGATGCTACGGACGTATTGCACCTCGTTCTGGACTGGCCGTGAAGCACGGACTCGATACCCTCGCGGGCGTCATCGACCCGGACTATACGGGTGAGATCAAGGTGGTCCTCCAGAACTTGGACCCGACCCAACCGTTCGTGATTCGACCGGGGTACCGGATCGCCCAACTGATCCTTGAACAGTGCGTCACTCCCGAGGTTATCGAGGTGCCCAGTGAATGCACCGCGCTCACGGGGCGAGGGGGCTCCGCTGCCGAGGCTGCTCGCCGAGGGGCCGCTGGTTTCGGTTCGACGGGCCTCAACTGATAAACACTAGAGGGCCTAAAAAGTCATGTACATTGCGTGTTGGGCAGGTGCCCTAAGCATAGTCAATAACTGTACGTGCTGTGCGGAGCGCAGGATGCTCTCGCGTCTGCGAGAAATCTCGCGGCGGCGTGGGAATTCTCCTGCCCAATTCTCAACATGGACCTATCGCAAGTACGGTGAGATTATCGTCACGCGGCTCCGGAGGGACGGACAACCGGGCACGTCCCTCCCGTGCATACTGTGCCGCAAGGCTCTCGACCGAATCCAAATCCCGTGGCGTGCACACGTTGGCGCCGTGTGGTTTTCCAGTAGGGACGACTGTGTGCCCGAGTCCAAACTTACCCAGAAACAAAAATCTAATTTTTCTCGAACTTCAGAAACTGTTTACAAAAATATCGTGACCTAATATAAATGTTCGTCTGCCCGAAGAAGATCCTGATGGCTCTGCTCTTCATGCTGCTGGCGGCCCCCGTGGCCTTCCAGGCGGTCCGCGCCGTGCTGGGCGGCTGGATCGCCACGGCCGAGGGTCTGCCCAAGGTGGGAGGCCTGGCCGTGCATGCCCTGGTCTTTATGGTGCTGAGCACACTGATCTGGCGCTACGTGCCGATCGGCCGTGCGTCGATGTTTGAGGGTGAAGAGGAGTTTGGCCGCCGCCGCCGCCGCAGCCGCTACGAGGACGAGGAGGGCGCCGCTCCCACTGTCGTGGATATGCCACCCGGATTTTAAGCTGGTCCAATAATATGGCAGGTGGCATCTTTTCAGGAGCTCCTTTCACGTTCAACATCAAGTGCGTGATTTTCTCAGCGGCGCTTGCGGGTGGATATTGGTTCGCCCCCGCCAAGAACTATTTTGTTCTTTTCTTTTTGCTTTGGTTCCCGTACCTAGCCATGGCGTGGTACGACTATATGTACGATTGCCGCGACAAGCTCGGTCCGACCATCGTACCCTTTGGCCGGTACATATGGCTGCCGTTCAAGCCGCAGCAGTACCAGGCTGATTTTAACAAAATGTCCGAGAGTCAGATTGGGGCCATGTCCCGGGTCGATCACCTGGTTGGATGGACCATAGTACTCTTGGTCCTGGCTTATAGTTTCAAGACTCTCTATAAATAGATGAAAAAGGTGGTCTTCCAGGCTGTTGCCTGGGAGGGCCACGATACTGAAGACGACAAGTACGTCGTGAGGGCCTATGGACGCACGGCTGACGGGAGATCCGTCGCCGCATCCACATTCTTCGAGCCGTACTTTTTCGCCAAGACTGGCTACCGGACCCCAGAGGTTCGTCACGCGCGCATAGAGACGGTCCTGGCCAAGGATCTCTGGGGATTCCAAAATGGTGAAAAGTCTCGATTTTACAAGTTTACGTTCAAGACGCACAAGGCTCTACGTAGCGCCGCGTGGGTCCTCGAGCGCGATCACTGGCGCGTCTACGAGGCGAACATAGATCCGGTCCTGCGCTTCATGCACGTCTCGGGCTGCACGAGCACTGGCTGGATAGAGGTCGAGCACGACGCCGAGGAGATGGACACCCGCTGTGACCTCAATATCCAGACTGAAAAGTTCGTTCCCGTGACCGATCGTGACGGGATCGCCCCTCTCAAGATCATGTCCTTTGACCTGGAGTGTTACTCGAGTACCGGAGCCTTCCCCAACCCGACCAACGCCGGTGACGTCGTATTTCAGATTGGCATGACGACCGGCTCGTTCGGCTCGAGCGCCCCCCTCGAACGCAAGTGCCTGTGTCTGAAGCAGACGGACGGGGCCGACTGTGAAAGCTTTGGGTCGGAGCGGGAACTCATCGAGCGCTTCGGTGAGTACCTCGCTGAGACGGACCCGGATATCATCACCGGCTGGAACATCTTCGGGTTCGATCTCGAATACCTGTACAAGCGCGCGACGCGCAACGGGGTCGAGACGCTCTGGGGCCGCAGGTCTGACGTGCCGTCCGAGCTCGTCATCAAGAATCTCTCGAGCAGCGCCCTCGGCAACAACGAGCTGAAGATGGTGCCGATGATTGGCCGGTACGTATTCGACCTCTTCCAGGACATTAAGCGCGAGCACAAGCTCGAATCATACTCGCTGAACAACGTGTCCAAGCACTTTCTGAACGATCAGAAGAATGATATGCCGGTCAAGGAGATTTTCAGCCGTTTTGCAGAGGGTGACCCGGCACGCCTCGGTGAGGTTGCCGCGTACTGTCTGAAGGACACGGAGTTGCCGCACGCCATCATGGCCAAGGTTTGCCAGATACAGAACCTCGTTGAGATGGCCAAGGCGTGCTGGGTCCCTTTGGCATTTCTGAGTGAGCGCGGTCAGCAGATCAAGGTGTTTAGCCAGATGGCCTACAAGGCCCGACAGCTCGGGTTCCTGATCCCGACATTCAGGCGGCAGGGACCGAGCGCCGACGACAAGTACGAGGGTGCGACCGTCCTTGACGCACAGACGGGTGCGTATTACGGCCCCATCACGGCCCTCGACTTTGCGAGCCTGTATCCGAGCATCATGGTCGCTCACAACCTGTGCTATTCGACGCTCGTCATGGACCCAAAGTACGACAACCTTCCCGGCGTCGAGTACGAGACGTTCGGGCCCCACAAGTTTGCGCAGGGCGTGGTTTCCCTCCTGCCCACTATCCTCACGGACCTCAAGGCTTTCCGCAAAAAGGCCAAGAAGCTCATGGCTGCGGCCGAGGGCACACCCATGGAGGCGGTCTACAACGGTCAGCAGCTCGCCTATAAGATTAGCATGAACAGCATCTACGGATTTACGGGCGCGTCCAAGGGTATGCTCCCGTGCGTGCCGATCGCGTCGACCGTCACCATGCGAGGCCGGCAGATGATCGAAGAGACGAAGAATTACGTAGAGGCGAACTTCCCGGGAGCCAATGTGAGGTATGGGGATACCGACTCCGTGATGGTCGAGTTTGACGTACAGGGCCGGAAGGGTCAGGATGCGATAGACTACTCGTGGATCCAGGGTGAGATTGCGGCCGAGGCGTGCACGAAGCTCTTCAAGGCCCCGAACGATCTGGAACTCGAGAAGGTTTACTGTCCGTACTTTTTGTACTCGAAAAAGCGCTACGCGGCCAAGATGTATGAAGGGGTGTCGGACAGGGATGGGAGACCCGTCCTGAAAGAGGATGGGACCCGTCTCGTCAAGTTCAAAAAGATTGACGTCAAGGGGCTGCAGGTGGTCCGGCGTGACAGCTGTCCGTACGTCCGCGAGACTCTCAAGAGCCTGCTTGGAATGATCCTCGACTCCGACGATCCACGGCCAGTCATACAGTTTGCACGCGAGGCGTCGGCTGACCTCGTGGCGGGTAAGATTCCTATGGAGAAGCTCATGATGAGCAAGCAGCTCGCCAGTGAATACAAGGTGGCGATGCCTCACGTGGCGGTCCGTGACAAGATCAAGGCGCGCTCACCAGGCTCGGAGCCACAGCAGGGTGATCGCGTCCCGTTTGTGGTGGCTCTGATGCCCAGAAACGGTAAGCTCACGGAAAAGGCGGAGGATCCCACGTGGGTCAGGGAGCAGGGCGTCCCTCTCGACTACCAGTACTATTTCACGAACCAGCTCAAAAAGCCCGTGTGTGATCTCTTGGAGCCTCTGGTCGGTTCGGACCCCGAAAGGACGATCTTTGCGGCGGCCACAGCCGGGAACAAAAAGGGCACATTCGATCCCAAGATGCGCACGCTCGATGCGTATTTTAAGAAGCCCATCGCCAAGTAATCAAGGCGCCACCACATGGAGCAACAGATCATGGCCATTCTCGAGAATGAGGTCAATAGGCGCGTGAGCGAGCGTCTGAGCAACGTCGTGCAGCACGTGTCCCGAACGTACCGGCTACCATTTGAAAAGCTCATGAAGGATGTGGCTTGTATGGAGGTCAAGACGGACCAATGTCTGGGCCTGGTGGGCAAGGGCACGCGGTGTACACGTCACGCGCGGATAGACGGGTACTGCAAGATGCATCAGGATCAAAAGCCGGTCATCGCGATGCGCCCCCTCGAGGCCGATGTTCCACAGGGCCCGCAGCACACGCACACCCTCCCGCCCATGTACTTGGCAGGATGCCCTGCGTGTGAAAAGGTCAAGACAGTTAAACATTTAGAGTTCTTCTAAATTAATGAGCAAGTCGGACTTGTTGCTCGAGTCCCTCACGCGCTTCTACGAGGACCCGGTCAACGCCCGACGGCTGCACGACATCCTCACGACTAAAAGTCAAGGTATTTCTTTGCGTAATTTGGAGTGGTTCATCACCAATTACGCCAAGAATAGACACGTCACGTACACGACTCCGGCCGGGCGTGCGTTCACCGTACACGTGGCCTACAAGTCGAGTCTCGACGGATACTCGAAAAAGCTCTTTGATCCCTTTTGTCGGACCGAGCGCATACAGTTTCAGGGCCTGACGACGACCGTCGCCCAGCTCAACTTCATCAAGTGGTGCCTGACCAATGGAATCATAGACTACATGACTACAAATAAGCCATACGAGCAAAGCCACCCTGGAACTCCAGAACCGAGTATCCATAGTAGAACAGATACAGCGCGTACTGTGTGATGGTCGCCGCAAGCTCTGGCAAAAACTTGAGCGTCAGGTTTGACGTTTGAGAATTCAACTTTGAAAAATCAATGTAACCACCCTGGTTGTATTCAGTCACATTTAGACCGAATGAATACAGATAGATATTCTTTTGGGGCACGGACAGACCGTGCTCCATGGGCTGAATGAACGAGCAATACGTGCCGTTGGCGAACGTGTCAAGGATGTCGACGTTATTCATGGTAATCTTCACGGTCTCGATCGAGTCAATGTACTGAGCCTGACCAGTCGGGAAGGACAGGGGAACTGCAGCCGTGATGTACTGTGACGCGTACCCGTACAGATAACGCACGTCGTAAAAGTTGGAATTTTGGGTCCCTTCATAATTTTTGTTGCGGATGAACCAAGCCAAGAGCTGCACGGGGAAGTTGGCGGTGAGCGTGGCTGTCACAGCCCCCTGATTGTACTCGGCCGTGGACTCTTTCTTTATTGTCGGAACGATGTAGCGCAGGGGCTGGTTGCGATAGTACAGGCGCTCGGCATCCGTGAGACGCACGGACTCTAGGACGATGTACGGATTGATGAGGTCAATGGTGCCCGGTGCGTTTGTGAACCAGGTCTGCGGCCTGAACGTGAAGCGGATGTAAATCTTCTGGGCCCACATGGCGCATACTGGAAAGTAGGGGCGGCGGAGCCTCTCACGCGCCTTGTTCTCGTGACTGTGCCGGCGACAAAAGAAGAATTCCAGCGGGATGAGGAGGTTGAGGGGCGTTGAGGGTGTCAGGTTCTGATTCGCCTGGCCACCATTCACGAGGTTCAGCATTCCAACCTGTTCGTCATAGTCGAGGAATGTCTGATCTCTGATCACGAGCCAATCATCATATATGGTTTCTATGACGGTCTCGTTTACGATAAACTCCACCTTTTCAATGAGGGCCCGGCCAATCTGGTTCGTGTAGGCAGAGCCCGCGCTCAGGGCTGGTAGGGTCACCTGCAGGTGCATGTTTGAAAAGAGATCGCCGAGTTCTGTTGGACGGAGTTCGACCACCGCGACACCCGGTTCCGTGCGTCGGATGAAGGTTGTGCCCGGCACGGGGATGCGCTGTTGATACACGACGGACAGTGAATATTGCTTGTAAGATGGTGTCCACGCACCCTGTGTAAAGTCGGTCGTGTCCGCGATGAGTTTCTCCTGAGGCCCGATGGCGTCGAGTGCCAGAACACCACCCGCACTGAAACCGAGCCGACTCTTCTCCGTCAGATTATTGTCGTTGAGCATGACGTGACCCGGTGGTTCCGCATCGAGGTCCCTGAGATCCACTGGAAATCTGGGAAAGTTGTCGTCGTCAAGCGGCGGCAAGGTGAGAATCTGCGGGGGTGCGAGATTCAGGGGCTGAGGGATGAATCCGACGGTCGTGACCGGTGCGGCGAGGATGGCCTGGTTTTGGACCCGTGTGCCACCGGGTGGCGAGTTTGTAGGCAGGGGGGCGAGGGGCGGCACGGGTGAAGTGATGATGGTCCCCATGTACTTCGTGACGGGCGTCGGGTCACCTGGGTACTTGGGTCGTGGCCAAATACCGGGCACGGACTGGAACGCCCGGACCTGTAGGACCGGCGCCACGCCCGGGAGATTCGTGAGGAGCCACCCCTTTTTGAGTCCCGGTGGGAAGGGGGTCGTCGCGTAAAAATACACTTTATAATTCGAAACAAAGTACGTGCCGTCCATCGAGTACACGGGTGGCGCGTTCGAGAAGGGCGCCGATGACAGCGTCACGGTCGAGACGGGCACTATCCCTTGGATGGTCTGGGCCTTGTCCGCCTGGAAATCAAAACTTCCGTTATAGGCGCCATATGTCTGATGGGATCCCCGAAATGGCAGAACGGTCGTCACCAGAGCGTTTCCTATGATGCCTGGAAGATTCAAGAGCTGGGCGCCCGTCTTGAGCTCGGGTGGAAGCGTCGTCGTCACGTAGAACGTCGCCGTCATCTCATCCTTGATGGCGTAAAATCCACTCACGGTGGCCATCCCTACACTAGAAGTTTATAAAAATCGTAGAAAATTAACGGAAGCGTAATGAGTAACTGGTGCATAGCGCCGTTTATATATGTTCCGTGCAGGGCCGCCGTATCACTTGGTGAATAGTCAACGAGTTCTTTTTCGGCAAATGTGAGAAAACATCCATCGATACAGAACCACAAGACGAACACCCCCGTCGCGAGTAAAAGATGGTACCTAATAAACCTATCAGTAGTTAAGAATGCTCCTATAATAATTATCATAATAACAAGATGGTGTAGGAATAGCACTAGACGGGCCCCTATTCCTAGATCATGGTTACGATGGACGTGATTTATACTCGCGGCAGTTGTGTTTATTGCCATGAGTACCATCAATTTCTGGAGGGTCCAGTCCATACTTATGTATTGTCTAGAGTAATGACTAAAGTGTACTGCCGCGCCTAAAGAATAAAACCCCAATTAGAGTATGGCGGACCCGATCCTCGTTCCCACAAATAGTCGATTCACCGTATTCCCCATCAAGTATCCGGACCTATGGGCACTGTACAAGAAGGCGGTCGGGTCCTTCTGGACGGCCGAGGAGATCGACCTAGGGGCTGACGTCACGGATTGGTCGGCCCTCACAGACCCAGAGCGCCACTTCATCAAGATGGTCCTCGCATTCTTTGCGGCCAGCGACGGTATCGTCATGGAAAACATAAATCTGAATTTTGGGACCGAGGTGCAGATTGCCGAGGCCAGGGCGTTCTACGCGTATCAGTCTTTCAACGAGTCGATCCACGGTGAGACGTACAGCCTCATGATTGACAAGTTGGTCGAGGACAAGGCGGAAAAGGATTCGCTCTTCCGCGCCATAGAGACTGTGCCCGCCGTGAAACGCAAGGCGGAATGGGCTCTGGAATGGATGGGAAGCGGTCCCACGGGGACCGGGGCCAAGAGTTTTGCACAGCGCCTTGTGGCGTTCGCCTGCATGGAGGGTATATTCTTCTCGGGATCTTTCTGTTCCATCTTTTGGCTCAAGAAGCGGGGCGTTTTGCCTGGCTTGTGTTTCAGCAACGAGCTGATCAGTCGTGACGAGGGCCTGCACCTGGAGTTTGCGGTGGCTCTGTATCACCACTTGGAGGACAAGTCTGCACCCGTGGCGGACATTGTTCGCGGGGCGGTTGCCATCGAGGAGAGTTTCATTACGGAGGCGCTTCCATGCAAGCTGATAGGCATGGATGCCGAACAAATGAAACAGTACATTAGGTACGTGGCTGACCGGCTGCTGAAGCAGTTGGGACACGAGCCTATTTTTGGGGCTGAAAATCCCTTTGCGTGGATGGAGACCATCTCACTCGAGGGAAAGACGAATTTTTTCGAGAAACGAGTCGGGGACTATTCAAAGCGAATGGTCGAGGCTGGTGACTCTGTGCGGTTCGACGAGGAGTTCTAGCGGGTCCGTAGGACCCGTGCCCCAGGTCCAGGACCTAGTACATCGAGCTGTAGCCGACGAACTCATCCTCCGCATACTTGGACACGGTCGTGATGGGCGCGGCGCCCGGGGCGACGACGGCCGGTGCCGCCATCGTGGAGGCGGCCGCGCCCGCCTTTGCAGCCCGGTCAGCGGCCATGCGCGCCTTATCAGTGGCGATGCGCTGCTCCGCTGCGGCCAGATCAGCCTCGGCCTGGAGGTCCGCGAACTCGTCTTCGCCCTCGTAGTCCTCCTTCTCGTCCTCGGCGTAGTCCTCCTTCTCGTCCTCGGCGTAGTCCTCCTTCTCGTCCTCGGCGTAACCCGACGCGCGCATCAGGGCCTTGGGCAGGAAGATGGCCAGAGCCACGAAGACGGCGGCGTGCAGGACCAGGCCGGCCGGCGTGGCCAGACCATCGGCGCTGGCGACCCACGAGCCCAGAACCTTGCGGACGATCTTGAAAGTGGCCGGGTTGGCGACGAGGAAAAAGACAACCATAAAGATCAGAATCTTGGTCCACATTTTAATAGATACTGGGAAAAAAGTTTCAGCTCCGAAGCTTCATCAAACCAAAGACGAGCAGGAGGAAGACGAGCGTGTGCAGGAAGAGGCCCGCGGGCGTCGGGCAGCCAGCCGGTCCTGCGACCCAGTCACCCAGAATCTTGCTGACGAGCTTGAACGTCTCCGGGTTCGCCACGAAGAAGAACACAAGAGCCGAGTACGCCGCGTACTTGAACTTGACCGTGTCACTCTTCTTGGCGCCCCCACAGCCGCAACCGCAATCGAGCTTGGGCTCGAAACCCATGCTGGCCATTTACTAAAGGCGACGAAAATTTATCAAGGTGCGCTAGCTGCACCAAGGAGAGCGGTGGCGCGAGCCGACCCACCCGGTTGCATGGCCCGAGTTCTCGCCAACTGTGTACGCGTGGCACCGACGATGTTCTTCTTTACTGTTCTGTGAATCCACGCTTTGCCAATTTTTCTCGCCGCCGCATTGCGCTGAGCCGCGGCGGCCCACGGCGCCTGTTGTGATGACGGCCGTGGCCCCAGTCCAAGATTCACAAGCCACTTCACCTGTCCTAGTCTGTTCTTCAGGTTGCCATCGACCACATCGACCAGACCGGCACGGAAATACCCTATTTTTCTATTTCTTGCGGCCGCGTTTATATTTTGTTTGACGGCGTTGATTTCAGCCTCGGTGAGATTGCCCTTGAGACTGTTGATGCGTCGAATCAAGTTTGTATTATTTTTCAATCGTGGAGTCCACAACTTTGTTCGACTGTTCGTATTGCCCTTGGTCAGGGGCCATATTTTCAATACGAAATTTCTAATCTTATCCTTCTGTGCCTTGAGTCTAGCCGCCTCGGCCTTGTTATTGGGCCCGCCCCCCGCCCCGCCGACGACGGGAGGCCCGAGTTCCTATGGGAATTTGGGATAATAAATATTCACCCTGGCGTTGGCGCCGATGTTGCGTTCATTACCGACTTTATTGCTACCA